TCCGTCCAAGGTGTTGAGGCTGTCGTTCAAGTTGGCGAAAAGGGAGAGTGACATGGCGTTGCTAAAAGCGGCGATTGCCGCAAAAACACCAAGCGTGTCTTTCACTTTCCGTGGCATCGAAATTGACGTCACCGGATATTTTGAAGAGGGTTTCTTGGGTTGCGATTCTCGGAATCCAGAAGTTTATGACCCCGGTTCAGCTGGATACATCGATGACATGAGCGTCTATATCGGTGATGACGAAGTAACGGAAATCCTCTCTGAAGATGTTTTGAAGCAGATTGAGGAAGAGGCTTTGGGAAATTATTTCCGGAAAGATTGAAAAACAAAAAAGCCAGCGTGGTCCAATGGCAGGACAACAGAGTTGTAAACTGTTTGGTGGAGGTTCGAATCCTTCCGCTGGCTCGGGGGGATAGTGTGAGCTATCGGTAGTCAAGTTGCCATCGGACTTGTCCTCGGAATCGGTGGGTGGGGGGAATTGCGGAATTGGTAGACGCCGACTTTTGCAGAGGTTGGTTGTTGTTGAGGTTGTTTGTCATGTGGCTTCCGATACACAACAATGCAGGTTCGAATCCTGCTTCTCTCAACTGGTCATGAACCAGCGTTCGTGTCTTTGAGGTTGCCACCGAACCAGCCTAAGCGAATCGGTGGACTTGGGGCGTGATACGGTTTCGATTGCTGGAAAGACTTGCAAGAGTACCAGCAAGAACAGGGTTCGACTCCCTGACGCTCCAAACCCACATAGTTGGGATAGCTTAGAAAGGAGAAGATTATGGAAAAAGACTTAGTTGGATGCGAGGTCAAAAAACCGACATTCGTTGCTGAGGTGCAGGAGCAGATTGAGATACTCCACACACTCTCGCATAATCTTTTGGAACGTGCAGCATGTGTGAACGCATACCTGTACGATGCGAAAATCCCGACAGAGCAGAAATCGGGTGATGCTCCACGGTGCGCCATGGATGATTTTTTGGATAAAGTCGGGACGATCAACAGGAACATGCAAGCTGCTATCGAAGTTCTGAACAACATCTGAAACAAGTGGGGATGGTCTTGATGATCATCCCATTTTATTTTCACCATCATTTTGTTTTCACCACCGTAAGGAGGAAGGTGATGCTGAAAAAAAGTTTCCCGATAAGAGATAGGTTCATAGCAGAACACAAGGCCGAGTATGACGACTTCATGGCGATCGTTAATAGAGTGGAGTAAAAATACTTCACACCGGATTTGACAAAAACAATACGAAGTGTTAAAATAAAGGAGGATGGAGAAAACCGTTCTCCTTTTTCGTAATTATTTGACTGGCTAGTGAGATAAAAGCCAGGGGTAGACTTAATGAGGTAGCAAAAAAATGAATCCTGTAGGTAGACCACCGATATTTTCCGCACCAGAAGATATGCAAGAGGCGATAGACAGTTATTTTGCTTCTTGTATACCTGTGTTTGCGAAGGATGAAGATGGTGAGATATTATACCATAAAGGCAACCCGATAATCATTGACATAAACTCACCTACTATATCAGGTTTAGCTTACCATTTAGGTTTTGAGTCTAGGCAAAGTTTCTATGACTATGAAAAGAGGGATGAGTTTTCTTACACAGTAAAAAGAGCTAGGTTAAGAATAGAAATACCACATGAAAAGAATCTCTCAAATCCAAATATAAAGCCGACAGGCTCTATATTTTGGCTCAAGAACGCAGGGTGGAAGGATACACAGGATATTACTATTGGTGGTGGTGATATTCCTGTTTCCATCTCGGCTAAGATAGAAGAAATAAAGGCAAAGTTTAATGACAAGAAGTGAGTTTGATACACTCATTGAAAATCCTTATATCTACGCCCATATGATTGGCTTTGACTTATTGACTCCATTCCACGACAAATGGATTAACAAACTATTATGGAGTGATGATGATTATACCTTACAAGCACATAGGGATTCATACAAAACTACTTGTCTGATTGTTGCTGTCACGCTGGCTATGATTCTCAGACCGGAAGATACCATTTTACTGTTGAGAAAAGAATCAGGCTCTACAATGGAGTTTATTCGTGCGGTGAAAAGATGCTTGACTCATCCAGTAACACAAGACATGGCAAGGCTGTTATACAACCATGAAATCGAGTTGGTTAAGGACACGCAAACCGAGATACATACTAACCTATTCAAGAACGAAGGTGCTAAGGAAAGTCAACTGGTAGCCGATGGTATACGATCATTCGCCATAACCGGAAAGCACTTCAAGAGAATCTACACAGATGATATTGTTACTTTGAAAGACCGCATTTCAAACGCTGAGAGAATCCAGACTGACAATGTGTATCAAGAGTTACAGAATATCCGAACCAAGGACGGAGTGATTATCAACACAGGTACTCCTTGGCACAAGATGGACACTTTTAGACTGATGCCGGAACCGGAAATATGGACTATCTATGATACTGGATTATTCGATGAGGAAGGGATAAAGAAGAAACGGAACTCTATGACGGCTTCGCTTTTTTCAGCAAACTACGAATTGAAGCACGTTGCCGATGAAGATTGTCTTTTCCCGAATCCAAAGTATGCGTCTTATCCGTTCGTTGATGGTATTGCTCATATCGATGCGTCCTACGGAGGGGACGATACAACCGCTTTGACAATCATGTGCAAGAAAGACGGCAAGCTATACGGATATGGTAAGATATGGAAAAGCCATGTGCAGAATCACTATAACGAAATCGTCAGCCTGTTGCAGAAGTATAGGGCTGGAACGCTTTACATGGAGCGTAACGCAGACAAGGGTTATGTAGCAAAGGAAATGATGCCTCTGTATCCGAATATCTCAACCTATTCAGAGCATATGAATAAGCATATCAAAATATCAACTCATCTAAAGAGTGCATGGGATAACATTTATTGGGCGAACGAAACAGACCCAAACTACATGGAACAGGTGGTTGATTATCAAGAGAACCAAGGGCATGATGACGCTCCTGATTCGGCAAGCTGTGTGGTGAGAGTATTAGACAAGGGTGTAATGACAATATCAAGGTGGTAATATGAACGGTCAAGAAATACAAACGGAACCAGATATTATGCTATAATCAAATAGAGGCCAAACAAAATGAACCAACAAGAATATATTCTGGAACAAATACAATATTACGAGGCATCCGTACAGTACAAAAATCTCCGACTTTACCGCGACTATTACGAAGCGAACAACCCGGAACTGATGAGCAGGTGGCTTGAACGGGCATACAGGCACAAAACACCAAACTGGAAAATACCGACACCGTATTACTCAACAATAGTGGACTCTATGGCAGGTTTCATGTTTTCCGATGTGCAATATTCTTCACCCTCGGAGGCATTCGACACCACCATCAACCAAATACTCAAAGTCAATAACGCCGACACGAAGGACATGATTTCGGGGACGTATGCCTTGGCCTATAACCGGGCTTATGAACTCATCTACACCGAAGGCGAGGGCAATGTTCAAATAAAATATACTTCTCTTGATCCGCTCACTGTGATTCCGATCTACGACAACTCAATCGAGCAAAAACTTACAGCTATCATCTGGAAAAGAAAGTCGGGTGATGTAATGCTGGTTGATTACATAGATGGCTTTGTCTGGGAATACTACAAACTCGAAGACGGGAAACTCATCGAGCTTCAAAAGCCGAAGACTTTATACTTCGGTGAATGTAACGTGGCAGAATACAAGTCCGAACTCATCGGGGATGCGCCACCGTTCAGCGTGGTGATCTCTTTCATCTCGGCTCTCGATTGGACGATTACCGGGAACTCCAACGAAATGGACAGGATCGTGGACGCTCTCTTACTCTTGGGGAAGAGGGTGTCCGAAGAAGACCTTTCCACGATGGACGAGTGGAAAGTGCTTCAGGAAATCTCCAAGGATGAAATCACACCGCAATATCTTACGAAGAATCTATCACCGGAATTCCGCAAGTACGTCAGCGAACTCTTGATCAATGAAATACACAAGCATTGCCATGTGATAGACTGGTACAACCCGGCTCAAATGGGTGATACGTCAGCCAAAGCCCTGAAAACTCGGCTTTTCGACATGAATATGTTTTCCAACCGAATCGAAAAAGTTTACATCCATGGAATTAGAAAGCGAATCCATTTGTTGAGCAAGCTCTTGAATCAAACTATGGTCTCCGAGGCCGAGAATGTGAACATCACTCTCAACAGGACAGTTCCTACCGACTACGAGGACATGATCAACACGCTCAAGGGGTGCGACTGGCTTTCTACTGAAACGAAGGTCATTCTTTCTGGTCAAGACTGGGAAACCGAGAAAGAGCGGCTCAAGGGGGAAGCTGTCGAGATCAACCTTGACAGTATATCGACAGAACCTATCGAAGAACATGCCGAAGTTACTATCGAAGAGGATGAAGCATGAGCTTGGCATCGATGCAGAAAATAAGGCAGGACGTCATCGAAGGGATGATAGCAAGGCTTGAAAGAAAAGTCCTTTTTAGATATCTAAGTGCGAAAAAATCCATCTTGGAGGCAATAAAAGACACTTATGCTAGATATCTGACCGATGTACCGCAAGCCGACTACTACACGACCTTGAGTCTCTACAACCGACTCAAGACTCTTGGCTTAGAGATAAAGGGCATCTACGTCAAGCTGGACAGGGAACTGGTGAAGACCATAAAAGCTGGTCAAATGGATATTTTTGAGGAAGCTTACTATCGTGATGGATACACCATGTCTTTCTTCACGGATGCGAAGATCAATCCCCTGAACCCGCTGGTGAACGAATTTTCCGTCACAGGCGATATGGAAAAGCTCAAGGAAATAAAAGACAAAGCCGTGAAGCGGATAGCCGAAAAAATGATTCCTGCCTCGGGGAATACCTTGACACAAATGCTGGTGGAAAACGACACGCAATCTTTGAATCGGCTCATGACCGTGATAAAACAAGGTCTTGTAAACGGAGAATCGTACGAAAAGCAAGTCAAGAGAGTGGCGAAAGTTTTCAACGGGAACGCCTCCAACGCAGCTCGGGTAATCAGAACAGAGGGAAACCGGAACATGAACGCCGGGTCTTTCTTCGTATCGGAAGACCTCAAGGAACAAGGGGTGAAAATCAGGCGTCAATGGGTAGCCTCGTTAGATTCCAGGACTCGTGATTCACACAGGGAGCTTGACGGTCAGTTCGAAGACGAGGATGGATATTTTTGGATCGGCTCGGACAAGGGAAGATATCCTACCGATTTTAGCGAACCGGAGAATTCGGTCAACTGTTTTGTAGGTGACACGCTGGTATATCCAATCGGGGTCGAGAAAATATATCGCAGGGATTATGCTGGCGATGTATTAACTATTAAAACATCCAGTGGAATGGAGTTTACAGTCACGCCCAATCACCCAATAGCTACCAGAGATGGTTTTATCCCTGCTCAATTCCTCAATCTTGGAGATAATATAGTCAGTGTGCGAGGAAGTATATTGGGAAGGTTTTTTAATCATAATAAAAATTACAACCCACCCAGCCTTGCAAAGATATTCAATTTTTTCAGCATTATGTCTAAGACAAAAAGGATTAATGGAGGAACTGATGCAGAGTTCCACAGCGACATAGGGAATGGCAACATCGATATTGAATTTATCGATAGCAAACTGATGGACAGATTCGATCCCTCTGTTTTTGAGTTCTTCTATGATATGGCGTTCACCTCTTCCGGCAACTTGAAGATTCAATTGTTTAACAATAGCACGTTTGCAAAGTTCTTCATGGGAACGTTTCATGCCTCTAACCGCATCATGGGCCTTCTGAGAAAGTTTTTGTCTATATTCAGGCGTGGTGTGAGCCATTCTCACAAACATACTTTCAGACCTATCTCTTGGGACAATGCTATTTTCTCTGAGGATTCGGTAAATAACTTGCCTACTGACATTATTAATTTCTGCAAGTTTTTTAATGGAAATTCCAGAGAGATAGGCAGTGATAATATTATTGCTATTGAGAGAAGTATTTTTAACGGACATGTGTATAACCTCCAAACAAGAGATTCTATGTACATCATAACAGACAAACCAAGCAATGGCAAATGTATTATAGCGCACAACTGCCGATGTTCTGTTATCGATATCGTGGAAGACGCCACTCCACAGGTCAGGAGGGCAAGGGACCCGGTCACCGGAAAGACGGATTTGATCTCGTACAAGACATACAACGAATGGCTTAAGAGTGTAAAGTAGCGGTTATTTGACACATTGACAAAATGTGTTATACTTAATCAGGAGAAAAATTATGGAACAGGAACAGGCGAAAACGCAGGCTCAGGTTCCCGATAGTCAGGCTGAAGTGCAGGACGATTCCAAGATTCGGGAAATTGAAGAAAAATACAAAAAGGAAATTGCCGGGCTGAACAAGCGAGTCAGTGAGTTTGAGAAAAAGACAAAAGCACTGGAAGCTGAAAAGCTCACCGAAGCGGAAAAAATCGCTTTGGCGCAAAAAGACCTAGAGGAAGAGCGGACTACTTTGAGGAACCAGCTCAAGGAGTACACGATCAAAGAAGCTTTGGTTGGTGCTGGACTGTCGATTGAACTTGCAAGAAGCATCAGCGGAGAGAGCAAAGAAGAAATTGCGGCTTCCGTGAAAACGCTCAAGGGTATTCTGGATTCCGAGGCTAAGAAAATAGCCGATGCGGAAATTAACAAGCGACTCGGTGGGAGACCTCCGACTGGTGGCGTGGCTGAAACGGTGACTGGACTTCAAGCGCAGTACGACAAGGCGAAGAAAGAAGGAAGGGTCGCTGATTCGTTGGCTATCAAGAGGGTGGCGGCAACCACCGGAGAACAGATAAAGGATTAAACTATGGCTTCTACTAGCGCAACAGCCCAAAGTTATAATGATATCAACGTCCTTGGGCAGGTTTTACAGGTCGGTGCTGGGAGACGGACTCCGTTCTTCCAAGCTATCGGTGGTCTCAACGGTGTTGTTCGGGTTCCTGCTCAGCAATTTGAGATGAGTGCGGTCTATTCCATCGACACGGCTTCCAATCCGGCAATCGATGAGGAAGATTCCCTGACTGCGAATACCGCAAAGTTCTATGCAAAGGCGCAAGAATACAACTGTTGTTCCATTGCGAAATACGAGTTCATCGTGTCGCATCTCCGGGAAGCTAATGCACGTCAGCTCTCGAATACCGCCGCTGTCCATTCCTCGGATGCCCCCTTGGGGTCGGAGTTCGACCGTGCCGCAGAAAACGCCATGAAGCAGATGGTTGCAGATTGGGAGTATTCGATTCTCCAAGCGACCCGTGTTGCTCGTTCCGCTGTGACAACCGATGTTTCGATGGGTGGCCTTACCGATACTTCAATGGGTGCGATTGCAAAGAAGGATGCTTCTGGTGGTGCTCTCTCGAAGCTCTTGATCGACCAGTTGATCGAGACTATCGCCGGATATGACGCTCCAATGGAGAACCCCTGTGTGGTCGTTCGTCCCAAGTACGTCAATGACCTCAACGACATTTACGGCTTCGCTGAGCAGTCCCGTTCGGTGGGCGGGGTGAACCTCACTCAGATCTTCCTCCCGATCATCGGTCAAGCAAGCGTGATCTGGACGAACCAGATGGCTGACAACACTTTGGGCATCTTCGACCTTGCTTACATCAAGCCAGCCCTCCTGCCTCATGCTGACGGTTCCGACATCCTGATGAGGGAGTACTCGGACGGTGGTTCTGCGAGAAAGGGTTACATCGAAGGATACCTTTCGGTTGACTTCGGTTCCCGGTACTACCACGGCTTCCTGTACGGCTTGGCCTAACAGAGACCAACAGGAATGAACAGAGACTAACAGAACGAATGGGGGCGCAAGCCCCCTATGTTAAAGGGAAAAAACATGAGAACGAATTTTAATGACAATGTGCGGAATCCCCAATTGAGGGCTTTCCTCAGGGAGAAGGGACAATTCCAGGACTTGACCGCTACTGCCGTGGCGATTCCTGCCAACCGTTTGGTTGAAATCACCTCGAATTCCATTCAGGCCGGGACTGACGATAATGCGAATATCATCGGTGCGGCTTTGATGCCGATCGACTCAAAAGGCCATGGCGATATCGACTTCGGTATCGTTGAAGTACTCTTGAGCGGGACTGTTACCCAGCTTGACAAAGTTGCTGGAGCAGCTAGCGGAAGAGTAAGGAAGTTCTTGGCAGCTCAGGGTGAAATGCTTGCCGCAACCAACGGGGGGAACTTCGCCAACCAGCCGACCGGGGCAAAGGTTGTCGTGAAGTCCGACAGCGCAGACGATGACACGCAGACGGTGACCTTGTACTACACAAAAACCGGGGCCACCACGACCGTTTCCAGTGAAGTTGTTGCTTTGAGCGGAACCGATGCGGTTGATTCCGCAGTATCGACTATCCAGAATCTTTTGGGTGTGGTCATCAGTGCCGCCCATGCCGGAACCGTGACCGTTGAACTTGCCAACGGAAGCGACATCATAACGATTGCTACTGGTACTCTCTCGGCTGGTGTCCATGCGGTGACTGCAAAGGATGCCTACGGAGCCATCGCGACTTGTAAAGCAGGTGGCGCCTCAACAAAGTGGTTCGGTGTTTTGGGTACTGATGTTGATGGAGCGGCAAAGACGTTCGCTGGACAAATGAACGGGACCAACGATGTGAATTTGGGGACAACCCCATGGAACACGGTTGATACCGTCCTCATCGGGGATGTTGCTTCGGCCTCCACCTTTACTCTGGAGACCAAGGACACTGACACCAATGCCATTGGTCTTGCTCTGGAATCGGGTACTACTGCGGACGTTGTGAAGGTCTTCATAAAGCCTTTCGGACTGTAAACTCAATCCCCCCATCCGGGGGGAACCTTTCATGAGAAAATAAGGAGAAAATTATGGGTGAAGCACGAAGAACGGCAATCTTAGAAACTCTTGCAACGACTCTACCGACCCAGACGACTTTAAGCGGAATGGCAACCGATGTCGAGACGATTAAAACCGATGTCGGGACGATTAAAACCGATGTTAATCTCATAAAGACCGATGTGGACACTATCGTAACCCGATTGCACACTGTCTTTTACATAGCTTCTACGGACACGAAACCGACCGAAGCGAATTCCGGCGATGAGTTGTACTATGTTGATACTGGGGATTACTTTGTCTACTACGATGACGAATGGCATCTGAAAGTCTTGGGGAACTACACTCCGATCACCTTCACTTTGACTTTTGATAAAGGCGATGCTTCTGCTGTGGATCCTGCCTCGAAGACGGTCACCTATGATTCTGCTTACGGGGTTTTGGCCACGCATACTTACGAGGGGTACGATTTAGCCGGGTGGTTCTTCGATGAGGCGACTCTTCTGGATGAAGTCGAAGCCGCAGATATCGTAAAGATTGAAGCGAACACCACAGTCTATCCAAAGTACGTTCCCATCGAATACGACATTACTTACAACCTTGACGGTGGGACGAACAACGCTGGCAACCCGGCAAAGTATACCATCGAGGACGCTGTTGCTTTCCTAGACCCGACCAAAGACGGATATACGTTCGATGGCTGGTTCTCCGACATGGCGTTCAACAATCCCGCTACCGGATGGGTCGCTGGTTCCACTGGCAATTACGAAGTGTGGGCGAAATTTACTGCGAATCCCTGATAGATTTTGGAGGCCGCATCATGACGATAGAGCGATTGACCCAACTCAATGAAGGGACTTTGAGCGTATCCGGAGATGCGGTTGTTTCCACGTCCTACCTGGACAATGAAACCGTAAAAGGGAACATTTATTCTGCCTTATTTGCTGAAACCTTAGGAGAATATTCATGATCACGCTCAGTCAAGTGAAGGCCTATCTCGGGATAACCGGAACGACTTATGACGCTCAAATCTCTTTAATGATTCCCATTGTTGAGGCCGATGTAAGACGAATTTTGAACCACTCTTTTCATGAGAAGGTCTACGCCACCATAACTTCCGGAAGTGCGGACATAACACTTTATAGCGAAGACGGAATCAATGTGAAGCCAGTTGACCATCCTATCGAAGTTGGGCGTGTTATCGATTCGGTGTGCTTCTCCGAAGGGACGTATGTTACAGCTTTCGATGAAGAAACTTTGGTCGCAACATTAAGCACTACCGCAATAGCCAGTGGGACGTATCTTTTTACATCAATCGATATTGGGATGTGGTTTACTTTGTCAAAGATGGTTTGGTTTAAGATTTCCAAATTAAACACAAATAATGACTGGGAAAAGGTGCAATCTAAAACCATGGGCGTTGTTTCT